ACCTTGCTTTCAACCGAGTACCCCGAGGCCATGCTCTACGGGACGTTGGTTGAAGCAGCAATCTTCCTGAAAGAGCCCGGTGATGTCGTTGGACAGATGGAGGCTCGTTTCAAGGAAGCGGTGGCTCGCATGAAGAATCTCAGCGAGGGCCGGGGAACGCGGGACGAAGTTCGTTACGACATGCTGAGAACTGGAGTGAGTTGATGGAAAAAGAACCGGGCCTAAAGGGGAAAAAGGTCGCAATCGTCGCATTAGGTTCAAGCCAAATTGACTTTGTGATCGGGCTAGAAAACAGCAGGAAGTGGGATGAAGTATGGTGCATAAACTCGGCCCTGGCAGTTTACCGGCAGTGTGATCGGGTGTTTATGCTGGATCCCCCTTCCCGCTATTTAGACACCGAAGACGCAGGAAACCAGACCGAGATCATGCGGGAGATGCTCCCGAAACATCCCGGTCCCATTTACACCTGCGAGCTGGATGAGCGCGTGCCGGGAGCTGTGGAGTTCCCTCTCGCTGAGGTGGTTACCTATGCGAGATGCGCCTATCTGAACAACACCGTGGCCTATGCCGTCGCCTATGCCTATTGGCAAGAAGTGGGCCACATTGATTTGTTTGGGGTGGATTTCAGCTATTCGCATAACCTGCACTTTGCAGAAGCTGGGCGCGCTTGCGTGGAGTTCTGGATCAGCAAGTGCTTGGAGAACAAGATCGCGATTGGGGCTTCCCCAAGATCCAGCTTGCTGGATAGTAACGTTGGCGTGACCGAGCGCCTTTACGGTTACCACCGGCTAGATGATCCCATCGTTGCCATGCCCCATGAGGATGAATGGGTGCTTTGCCACCGCTCCATGCTTGGGCAGGTGATGAAAGAAAAGGGCATTGAGCCTATGAAGGTAGCCAAGGCTCCGGAGCCTTACCGAGGATGAAGGATCAGGTAGGCCCCCAGCTGGGGAACGTCATGGTTTCTACCACTCAGAACCGGGGGCACGCCCCCGAGTTCTGGGCGGAGCAAGCGACCAAAAAAATCTGCGGGATTTCTGAAAACGCGGACCCCCACATCCGCAAGCAAGCATTGGCTTTTCGGGATAGAATTTACCAAGTAGTATTGCAGGAGATCCGGAGCGCCATTCGCTCAGATCGCGTGACCCTTAGCAACCAGCTAAGGCAGCGCGGAATCAAGGACTTGGCGCAGATCATTAAGGAGCTTTGACATGGCGATTACCTCCGCGATTTGCACGTCCTTTAAGCAAGAGCTGCTTGTCGGTACGCACGACTTCACCAACACCACTGGTGATGCGTTCAAGCTGGCTCTCTATACCAGCAGCGCAACCCTTGGCGCAGCCACCACGGCTTACACCACGACGGGTGAGGCGAGTGGAACCAACTACTCCGCTGGTGGCAGCACGCTCACCAACGTGACGCCGTTTGCCACCGGCACGACGGCGGTGGTGGATTTCAACGATCTCACCTTCTCCACGGCAACCATCACGGCTCGCGGCTGCTTGATCTACAACAGCACCGATTCGAACAAGGCGGTTGCAGCCATCGACTTCGGCGGAGACAAGACCTCGACTGCTGGTGACTTCACCATCGTCTTCCCAACGCCGACCGCAACCGGCGCCATCATCCGCTTGGCCTGATGCGCGAAGATGCCGCTGGCCAAGCTGGAGTTTCAGCCGGGGATCAACCGCGAAAGCACTGATTATGCGGCAGAAGGCGGATGGGTCGACGGCAATCTTGTCCGGTTCCGAAAGGGACGGGTGGAGAAGATTGGCGGCTGGGAAAAATACGGCACCGACTCAATAGAGGGAACGCCTCGGGCAATCCACCCGTGGCTTTCCCTTGATGGCACTCGCTATAACGGCATCGGCACGACATGGAAGTATTATGTCGAGCAAGGGCAAACTTATTACGACGTGACACCGATCCGCGCCACCACGGCAGCTGGCGATGTCACCTTCGCAGCCACCAGTGGCTCCTCAACCATCACGGTTTCTGACACCGCCCATGGCGCGGTTCTGAACGACTTTGTCACTTTCTCTGGCGCGGTTTCCTTGGGCGGCTTGATTACCGCCGACGTGCTCAATCAGGAATATCAAATCTCAGCGGTTGTCGATGCGGATACTTATGAGATTGAGGCAAAAGACCTTGCCGGAGCCACGGTCACGGCGAATGCCTCAGATACGGGCAACGGCGGCGGCAGTATTGTCGGTGAATATCAAATCAACGTCGGCCTCGACACCTATGTCAGCAGCTCAGGTTGGGGGGTGGGCACCTGGGGCGCCGGTGGATTCGGATCAGCCTCAGCCATTTCCGCCGTCAACCAGCTAAGGCTCTGGACCCACGACAACTACGGCGAGAACCTCATCATGAACCCTCGCGGCGCAGGCATCTACCGCTGGGTTGAGAACTCTGGGGTTACGGTCAGGGCAGTCGAGCTTTCCCAAGTTTCTGGCGCGAATCTGGTTCCGACCGTGGGTCTGCAGGTCATCACCTCGGAAACCGACCGGCACCTTATCGTGCTGGGGGCGGATCCCATCTCTGGCGGAGCGCGAACCGGGTCAGTTGATCCCATGCTGGTGGCCTTCAGCGATCAGGAAGATGAGCTGCAGTTTGAGCCGCTAAACACCAACTCAGCCGGTTCGGTGCGGCTCTCTAGCGGATCCTTCATCGTCGGCGGCATCAAGTCTCGGCAGGAAGTGCTGATCTGGACTGACACCGCCCTCTACAGCATGCAGTTCATTGGCCCGCCCCTAACTTTCGCCGTGAACCTCGTCAACGAAGGCGCTGGTTTGATTGGGCCGAAAGCCATGGCTAACGCCCCCACCGGGGTCTTCTTTGTATCGAAGAATGGCTTTTATTTTTATAACGGGTCTGTGCAGCGCGTTCGTTGCACGGTGCAAGAATACGTCTTCAACGATCTGGATCTTGGCCAAGCATTCAAGTGCGTGATGGGCGTCAATGCGGCCTATAACGAAATCTGGTTTTTCTACCCAAGCCTTGAAGATGGCACGGGAGAGATCAGCCGCTATGTAACCTACAACTACCTTGACCAAGTCTGGAGCATTGGAAAGCTGATCCGCTACAGCTGGATTGATCAAGGGATCAATGACAAGCCGCTGGCTGGGCTTTCCATCAATGGCGCCTATTGCTTGGTTGAGCATGAGAGCGGCTACGATGCAGATTCGGAACCGATGACGGGTGTCTTCATCGAAAGCGCCGACATCGACATTGGAGAAGGGGAGCAGTTCAGCTTCATCAAGAAGATCATCCCCGACATGGCCTTCACGGTGGATAGCACGGTCTCTAACACTCCAGCCATGAACTTTGTGATGAAGCGCAGGAACTATCCTGGGCAATCTCTGGTGACCGACTCAACAACGCAGATCACGCAAACGACTGCCTTCAAAAACTTGCGCACGCGAGCGCGCCAGATCGCGGTTCGGTTTGAATCAGATGATGACAACGCAGCGATAAACCAGAAAGGTTATAAATGGAGGCTAGGGGCGACTCGTCTTGATATTCAGCCGAGCGGTCGCCGATGAGCAAGATCCTCCAGACGCGACTGCCTCTGGCCCAAGGTCAGACGGTCAGCGCGGATACATTCAACCGACTGGTTCGGGTTTTGGAATTGAACCTCGGAGCGGTCGATGTTTCCTTCTCCCCGCACTTCAATGCGACGGAGATAGGGCAGAATCAATTCGCAACTGGTAGTATCATTTTCAACACGACGAACGAGATCCATCAGGCATTTGACGGGACAGTTTGGAGAGACCTATATCAGCACCAGACGTATCCGACAGGAGTCTCCATCACCAGTAGCCTTGGATCTGTAACGGTGAGCACGCCATGAGCCTAGCCCTAGAAAATACACTGATGCAGATCTACGACTCGCCTCGCATGATGCAGGCTGGTGGATTAGTTGAGCCGATGCCTCAACCTCCCATGCCGATGATGCAGGCCCCCTCAGCCGGTCCAGACGATGACCTTCGTCAAGTCTTGGAAGCGCTCATGCAGGAACGCATGAAAGCTGACGATCCTGATGATCAGGCGGTTCTTGATCGACTCATCAATAGCGCAGAAGTCGGCATGAACGCGCCGCTGGGGCAAGAGGCAATCCTTCTTGCTCAGGCTGGCCGCGAGGGCGACTCTGGTTTGGCCCACGTTGCTCCCGGTGACGTGATCATCCCGCCCCAAGCCTTTGAGGGGGATGATGATCTTGAGCAGGCCATCGCTAAGCGCTTTAAGGAAATGGGCATTGATCCCGCAAGCCGGGTCGCTGGGGTGGGGATTGCAAGCCTCAACCCCACCACCGGACTGGAAGAGTTTTTCTTCAAGAAGATTGGTAAGGCGCTGAAGAGTGTTGGCAGTGCTGTGGCGAAGGTGGCCAAGCCGGTGGCAGCAGTTGCCCAGTTCATCCCCGGCCCTTGGCAACCCGTGGCGGCGCTGGCTAACAAAGCCTTCACCGTGGCTGACGTGGTGAAGGGGAAAGCCAGCCCGCTCAGCCTTCTAACCGTAGCCGGTCCCACCGCAGCAGGCGGGACCATTGGCCAGAACCTTGCCCAGATCGGAAAGCAAGGTGGCGTCCTGTCCAGCCTTGGTCAAACCGTCGGGGCCGCTAGGTCCGGTATCGGTTCACTTTTTTCGACTCCCGGTCAGGCTTTGTTCGGGGGGCCGAGCGGCGGTGGTTTGCCCGGTCTTCTGCGCAGCGCGAGCTACAGCGGTCAACCCGTCGCTGCCGCCCCTGCGGCTGCTGGCGCTACTAGTGCTCCCGCTGCTGGCGCTCCCGCTGCTGGCGCTCCTGCAGCAGCCGCAGCCGGTACCCCTGCCGGTTCAACCGGCGTCCTTGGTTTGCTTCAAGGTCTTTTCGGTGGCGCCCCTGCTGCAGCTCCTGCGGGTGGCGGAGCTGGCACCTACACGATCCAAACCGGCGACAGCCTGCAGAGTATTGCCCAACAACTGGGGGTGAGCGTTGCAGATCTCACA